GGGAGTTGATCTCCCCCTTTTTTTATGGTAAAATTGCCTGAAAGGATATGAACTTATGGACAAAGAAAAATTAAAACTTATCGTCCGTAATCTTGAACTTTTGGTTGATTCTTTAAAGGCAGAGATTTACTCTGATACTCAAAGTTATTTGAACTATGATGAAATAACGCAAGGATTACATCACGATTACGACGAAATTTTTGAAGATGACGATGGATACCCGGATTAATAGAGCAAAGAAACTTGTTAAACTTTTAGAGCGATTGATTAAACAGGAGCATCTGTACACTTCTGAAAAAATCGTAGAAATGAGATCACAACTGCGAGTGGTTAAGGAAGAAATCGCAGAACTAGAAAAGAAAACATCAAAAGGATTTGGTAAATGACCGTAAAACTCATTAGTGTGACACCAGATGCAGAACAAACAATGGCTTATGTTGCAAGAGTTTCTAATCCAGCAAATCAGGATTCTGAAAACTATGCAGGTCTGCTACGTTATTGTATTAAGCACAATCATTGGTCTGTTTTTGAGCAGGCATTTATGACATTGGAGATTGAGACGACTCGTGGTATTGCCGCTCAAATTCTCCGTCATCGTTCATTTACATATCAAGAGTTTTCACAGCGTTATGCCGATACTTCACTGATTTCTGAATATATTCCTGTTCCAGAACTTCGCCGCCAAGATACTAAAAATCGCCAAAATTCAATTGATGATATTCCAGAATATGAAAGACTGACTCTTCAAGGAAAGATTCAAGATCATTTCGCACACTCTATGCGCCTCTACAAGGAGCTTTTAGATCACGGGGTTGCCAAAGAGTGTGCCAGGTTTGTATTGCCCTTGGCAACGCCCACACGCATCTATATGAGTGGATCTTGTCGCTCCTGGATACATTACATCAATCTGCGTTCTGCCAACGGAACTCAAAAAGAACATATGGACATTGCCGAAGCGTGTAAGTGTATGTTTATCTGCCAGTTCCCAACCGTTTCAGAGGCACTTGGATGGACTCGATCCGAGCAGTGCCCAGAATGCGTGGATGCTCCATCCATTCGTATAGACTAAATAATTTTAATATTAGATCTGTAAAAATGTCTGTTAAATATTCCTGGGGAATCAATGCATTAAATTATAATACTGCGAAATTATCTGGTGCAGTTAGTTCTGTGGAATGGGTTTATACTGCTACAGAAAAAGTAAAGAAGACTACTTTTACTGCTGATGAAAGAGGTGTTCTTGAATTACCTCAACCTGCTGAAGATGATTTCACTGAGTATTCTGATTTAACTGAAGAAACCATTATTTCTTGGGTTGAGTCTTTAATTGGAGAAGAAGAAATTAGAAGTAAGCAATTTAGATTATCTTCAATTATTGATGCCCAAAAATTATCATCAACAACAGAAAAGTATGAGACTTTACCCTGGGAGTCTCCAGAAGTCGTTGATGTAAAAACAGTAGAAGATTAAAATTTTGACTCTAAATAAATTATCTTGAAATTGTAACCTATGGCGATTTATCCAATTATTCATGTAGAGACGGGGGAGAAAAGGGTAGTAGAAATGAGTGTTCATGATATTACTCAATGGTACATAGACAATCCCGAATGGAAACGGGATTGGTCTGAGGGTTGTGCAACACCAGGAGAAGTTGGTGAGTGGAGAAATAAACTGATTAATCGTAATCCAGGTTGGAATGATGTACTTGAAAAAGCATCAAAAGCACCAGGTTCAACTGTAAAAAAACTTTAAAATGGCAAGAAGAAAAAGAGGAAGTGTTGATCAACCCATTGGTGTTGGTTTAACTGCAAAGCAGATGAAAAGGAGAAAGCCCTTAAGTGCTGATTATTTGATTGAAATTGATCCTATTACAGAGAATCAAAAAAAGTTTTTTGATTCTTATCAAGATGAAAAACATCTTGTTGCTTATGGATGTGCGGGAACAGGTAAAACATTTATCAGTCTCTATAATGCTTTATGTGATGTCCTTGATGAGCGGACTCCATATGAAAAAATTTATCTTGTTCGTTCATTAGTTGCCACTCGTGAGATTGGATTTCTGCCTGGAACACATGATGATAAAGCAGATATTTACCAGATTCCTTATAAGAATATGGTGAAGTATATGTTCCAAATGCCTTCTGATGCCGATTTTGAGATGCTTTATGGAAACTTGAAGTCACAAGAGACCATCAAGTTCTGGAGCACTTCATTTTTGCGTGGAACGACTCTTGATAATTCGATTATTATTGTGGATGAGTTTCAGAATCTAAATTTCCACGAACTTGATTCTATCATTACTCGTGTTGGTGAGAATACTAAAATTTGTTTCTGTGGTGATGCAACACAATCAGATTTACAAAAAACTAATGAGCGTAATGGCATTCATGATTTTATGAACATCTTGCGTAAAATGCCATCTTTTGATATAATTGAATTTGGTGTTGATGATATTGTTCGTTCTGGACTTGTCAAGGAATACATTATTGCAAAAATGGAAATTGGTCTATGAGTCAAAACTATTTTGAAATATATTATTCACCCTCTTACTATTCTGATAATATTAATCTTGAATTAGAAAATATTGAAGAACATAGAGATTATTTGTATTTCCGTTGTCCAGTTTGGAATCATCTTTTTCATCGAACTTTTGTATTAAAATCTCCTGTTGATTTTGAATTAAAATTTTTAGATGAGAACGTCCTTCAATATACAGTTGATAATTTTGACTCTCAAATAATTAATTTTGCTGATGAAAAATGGGATAGAAATACATATCAAACACAAAATCTTACTGCATACATACCAGACATCCTTAAAAAAAGACCTATTATTCAAGTATCATTTGCTGACTTTTACATTTGGACACCTCCAGAACTAAACTATGTCTGGTTTGAATTTTCTGATCATCCTCTAACCTCAGTCAATAATAATTTTGTATCATTATCTGGGTGGTTTAATGTCGCAAACCATCCAAGAAATACATCTTTGGGTATAAAATTTATTGATAAAACTAAACCAGTAACTATTAAGAAAGGTGATCCACTTCATAGAGTACGATTTTATACTGAAGATCTAAATCAAATTCCAGTTTTAATAAAAAAAGACTTATCTGAGTTTCCAGATATGATGGGGGAAACCGTGTCTATGATTAGAAAAAATCCAGAATTTCTGAAATCTTTACTTTTTGAAAAAAACATAAAGGAAAAAATTAATGTTTAATCATATTGATATTGAACTCCCCAAGTTGGAGCGTGAGACGATTGATGGTGTAAGATACTATTCAATTCCTAATGAGGACGAACTTCTTCGACTAGTTTCGATTACTTCTATTACAAGTCATTTTAATAAGGAAATCTTTATTAACTGGCGTAAGAAAGTTGGAGAAGAAGAGGCAGAGAAAATCACAAAAGCGGCAACCAGTCGTGGAACTGACATGCATACACTTGTAGAGAACTATCTTCATAATCGCGATCTGCCTCCAGTTCAACCTCTTTCGGACTTTCTGTTTAAGATCTCAAAAACAGAACTTAACCGTATAAATAATATTTACGCCCTTGAAGGGTCCCTATATAGTAAGCAATTAGGTGTTGCTGGGACTGTTGACTGTATTGCCGAATATGACGGTGAGTTAGCAATAATCGACTTTAAAACTTCTAAAAAACCTAAACCACGAGAGTGGATCGAACACTATTTTGTTCAATGTATGGCATATGGTTGTATGTTGTACGAACTGACTGGTATTCCAGTCAAAAAACTTGTAATCATCATGTCTTGTGAAAATGGAGAATGCGTCGTTTATGAAGAAAGAGACAAATCAAAATACATCAAACTTCTCACAGAATACATTAGAAAGTTTGTTAGAGATAAACTGGAACTCTATGGAACCAAATAAAGAACTAGAACAGGCAATTGAAAATAAGTTTTTAACTCCCTCCAAGTTTGCTCTTGAAGTTGAAAAGATCGTCGCAGAAGAAAATCTTAACTACATTGATGCAATCGTTCACTATTGCGAAATCAATAGTCTTGAAGTTGAGTCAGTGACAAAACTAATTTCAAAACCTCTCAAAGAAAGACTTAAGTGGGATGCAACTCGCTTGAACTTTATGAAGCGAACTTCGAAAGCAAAATTGCCTCTTTGAACTAAATATTATTATGTTTTCTAAAATAGTGATGAAGACTTTCCCACAATTTTTGATCGCTTGTTCTATTGCTTCTCCTAGTTTAGGGGCAGATTTGAACGAGTATTATTATGGTGATAGCATTGCTGTTGGATACGGTGGAAGGTCACCTGGAACTAGAAGAGTTGGTGCAAGTCCAGCGGAAGTTCTTTCATATCTTGAAAGAGATTTAAAAGATAACCCAGAAAAATTTAAAGGTAAAACAGTAAATCTTTCAACTGGCGTAAGTAATAATCCAGGTGATTTTAGATCTATTGAAAGACAGTTAGCACGTCTTCAGCAGTCTGGAGCAAAAGTTAGTGTTCTTGGTGCCGCTAAAGGTAGGTATAATGCAGAAAACGAAAGGTTAGCAGCATTATCTACCCAGTATGGTGCTAATTTTAAAGGAGGGTTCAAACCTGGAAGAGATGGAGTTCATCCTGCAAGTTATGCGTCTTATGACTCCGTTCCCACCTCTTTTGCTTTACCAAATATTGCAAAACCACAAGTATTGTCTAAACTAAAAGGAGTAGAGGGAACTGGATCAGGTGCAGATTTTGTTGCTAGAAAATGGAGTGATACTGAAAGAGAAAGATATAAAACTTACGGAGGAAAGTAATTCTTTATTTTTTTATTATGAGCCCTTTTGAAACTTATCAACATTATCTGGCACTCAAAAATCATTTCACAAATCCAAAATATGATTTTTTTAAGTATGGTGCAAAGACTCGTGCGAGTATAGCATCTTTTAATAAACGTAAGGATAAATACTGGTTTGAGAAAACGAGTCGTAAGTATAACGACAAAGAAGTTGTAGATTTTCTAGTATCAAACTTTGTATCTTCCGACAACCCACAGAACCTATGGATTGGAGAAATTATAAGTTCTGGAGAAAGGACTTACGCAGACTGGATGAAACGACAGCAGAGTTTGACTTACTTGTTCAAAGAACAAAGCAACGAATTGTTCTCGGAGACAAAATTAGAAGATGCACTGAACTGTTCCAAAGGACATCCAC